GCATAACAACTTGAACATACACTATTTTTAATTTGTCTTAATCTACTACCTTTAATACATTTATTAGCAGGTATTGAATAACTACTAGAGGGCATTTTGCTTGTGGTGGTTAATCCTTCCACCACTGATAATGCTTGTTTAATTGTATTTATAGGCGTAAATAAATTGTTTGTTATATCCATTTTATCCCCTATTATGTTGTAATAATAAATCACCATAATATCTGTTAGCATCTTGATATAATGTTTCGTAATCATTCATACTTTCTAGTGTATCAAAATCACTAGCATCTAATTCATTAAATCTTGAGCCTTTTTTATACCATTTAATTGTTGACTCAATATAAATCTTTTGTTTTTTATTTAACTTTCTCATTTTATTTATCCTTTATTTTTGTTAATCCGTTATATTTAAAATCTTTATCAATCATAAAATAAACAATCCTATTATCTGTTTCTAGTATCTTATAAAATTGCTCATTCTTTTTTTGTAACACGTTATAAAAACTGTATATCTTTTTCACTTTATCCCCTATCTTTATTTGGAATAATTCCATTATCCCTTATTAATAGTTATTTGTCAAATCTAAATAACCTTATTAAATAATCATAATTTAAATATGCAATTATCAATAATAATAATATGCAATAAATAAATAATAAAAAACCGAATACGCTATAAAATAAAATCATAATTAAAACCCTTTGTTTTTGTAACACGTTATAAAAATATACATATAAGAGAAAATAAAACGCGTTTAATTAAATTCTCAATTTATAACTATAATTATACGCTTATAGTGTTATTTTGTCAAATTGTAACAAGGTAGCAAAGGTATGCCACAAAAGGGATTAAAGGTATTTTTTAACACGTCATAAGAATTATTTTAATAAATAGTTACCTTTTTAAATTCAAAGGCGTATAATGATAACTATCTACTGAGAGGTTAAGCCCTCAAAGGGATATTATAATAAAATGAGCGTTACATAAAATGACAAATAAAAAAGAAAATAAAAATATAACTGTTGACTTGGTTAATAACACAAAAAACAAAGATATAAGTAAAATCAACCTTTCGACCAGTGAAAAACATCTATACAACAAAGTTGTTGGGTATAATAAAGAGGGTAAAAGTATCAATTATGACGTTGCTACGCTATTGAGTACGGGTAAAAAAGGTATTGAAAGTATTGAACGTATTGCTAAAGCCCTTAAAGATAATAAAGAGCCTTTAAATGCTTATAAAATGGCTGTATCAAGGTTCTATAAAGACACGCCAAAGGAAAATAAGTTATCATTGCAGGGATTAGGTGCTAACGGCGTGCCATTTATCGGTAAACTATCTAATAGCGGCGGTAAAAACGAAAAGACAAAGGCGGTAAATATGAATATAGATAATGTCAATACCTTTATGGACAAACTTCTAAAAGAAAATGAGGATAGTTATAATCAAGCGGTATTTGATTGGGTTGATAATATGGCAATCATAGAACAACTAGCATTATTCGACCATCTTAAAAGTAAAGGCTTAAAAGTCGCATAATTAGTTAATAACTAATATTAAAACCCTGCTTTTATAGCGGGGTTTTTTTACGCCCAGCATAATCTAAATGAGAATGATTATCATTAGTATTACTCAGTTGGTGGTGGTATATCAATAGAATAATAAAGAAGTGTTACTATTATAGGAGTGTAAATTAAAGTGTTAACACAAGCCCTATACGTATCATAAATTAAATGTTTGTTAGTCAACTAAAGGCAATACCAAGGGCAATATTAAACGTGGCAATACGGGGCAATATCAAGCCTTGTATGATGTCCCCGCCTTTCGTGGTATATAACCTTGTTAAACATAGGGGTATTATCCTGTATATACGCCCTACCCGCCCACCTTTTTGCGAGAAGAAATTATTTGGCGAAACCCACCTCCAAGTAAAATTCAACATTTTCCATCTATATTAGAGAACCCTGATATCGGGCTAAGTATGTACTCTTCACCAGGATGCGTATAGGAGGTTTGTCAATCTATATATCTCTAAAGAGATATACACTATGAAATAGTTACTTATTGGTCTAATTTTATGGTATAATAAGTATATTATTTATACAGCATACTACGTTAACAACTTCTGCATAACAATCATTATATCAGATGCGATATCGGGGTACAGTGTCCACACATAGTTACATTAAGAATGTGCATTAGTAACACTTTACTTTACAAACTAACATCAATAACAACTAATGAATAAACAATCAGAATTATAACTAACGTAGTAGAGATATAGTTAATATAATATTTATTGTCATAAAGGTTAATGTCAATCTGGTTTTATGGTATAATACTACTATTGAAATATATTATTTTTAATAAATTATGAGTAAGCCTAATCCTCCTAAAGTGTCAAAAGAAATAATTGCCAAAGCTCAGTACAAAGCTGCTGCTAAGACTGGCAAACTTCCTAGTGATATTATTATTGAAGTAGAAAGGAAGAGAGGTCCTGCTACTAGAGGCAACTCTATATTGTCACAAGCTAAGGGTGGCAAGAAATCAAGACTAGGTAAGAATAAGTATAATCCTACTGATGATGATTATGGTAAGGTAGAGGAAATGGTCACAATAGGATTGGACCAACACACTATTGCTAAGATAATGGGTGTCTCTATAGCCACCTTAGTAAAGTATTATAGACATACCTTGGATACAGCTAGAGAGAAACGTACAGCCAGTGTAGCTGGTGTGGCTTATAAGATGGCTATGTCTGGTGACTCAGCTAGTATGACTACATTCTGGCTTAAGACACAGGGTGGCTGGACACCTAAGCAACATATTGTACACGAAGATAGAAACTTTGATATCAGTTGGTCTGAGGATGAAGAGGATATAGCTGATGCTAACAGAAGAGAACCTACTATCCAGTAATGCAGGATAAGAGGGAGGAGAAACGTAAAGGGATTGTAATACCTTATACGCCCAGAGTATTACAAGCAAAGCTACACAATGAGTTAGCTAGATTTAATGTTGTAGTTTGTCACAGAAGATTTGGTAAGACTGTATTTGCTATTAATCAGATGATTAAGTCAGCTATACAAGACTTACAGTTAGTTAAGAAAGCACCAAGATATGCATACTTAGCACCGCTATTTAAGCAAGCTAAGACTGTAGCTTGGGATGAATTAAAGAGATTGTTGTATGATTTCCCAGATGTTAAGTTTAATGAGGCTGAGCTAAGGGCTGACTTTATGGGTGCTAGGATACAGCTGTATGGTGCAGATAATCCTGATACTCTTAGGGGTATATACCTTGATGGTGTCATCTTAGATGAGTATGCCCAGATGAACCCTAAGATGTATAGTGAGGTTATAAGACCTGCACTATCAGATAGGAAAGGTTGGGGTATCTTTATTGGTACACCTAAGGGTAAGAATGAATTCTATGATATTTACCACACAGCTAAAGAGAAGAAGGGCTGGAAGAGATTCTTATTCAAAGCATCTGAGACTGGTATATTAGATGATGAAGAATTAGAGATGGCTCAGCAAGATATGGCTGAGTCTGAGTTTGAACAAGAGTATGAGTGTAGTTGGTCTGCAGCACTGAGAGGTGCATATTATGCCAAAGAGATGGAAGCTGCTTATGATGAGCAACGTATAGGTAAAGTACCTTATGACCCATCTAAGCAGGTTATCACAGCCTGGGACTTAGGCGTATCGGACAGTACCTCTATATGGTTTGCACAGTATGATGGTAAGGCAGTTAACTTAATTGATTACTACGAGAACTCTGGTGAGGGATTGCCTCACTATATTGATTTATTAAATCAGAAAGGTTATAATTATGGTGCACATATAGCACCACACGATATTGTAGTAAGAGAATTTAGTACAGGTAAAAGTAGGAAAGACTTAGCATATAGCCTAGGTATTGAATTCCAAGTTGCACCTAAGTTAAAGGTTATGGATGGTATTGATACTGTCAGAACTACCCTTAATAGATGTTGGTTTGATGAGACTAAGTGTCAGAAAGGTATAGATGCTTTATTACAGTACCGTAGCTCTTATGATGATAAGAAGAAGATTTGGAGTCAGAAACCAGTACACGACTGGACTTCACACGCAAGTGATAGTTTCAGATATTTATGTAATACAGAGGTAGTGTTCACAGGGAACGACTCTGCTTGGAGTAAGGAATTACCTAAGCAGGATTTAAGTTGGGTAATATAATAGGAGAAGGGAATGAATCCGAAGTGGCTAGAAAATAAGATTATTGAGATGTCAGAAGACATTAGAGAACTAAAGGAATTGCTGAGAGCAGTAGCTAAAGCACCAACTAAAGGTACAAAGTAAATATGAAGATGACCAAGAGAGAACTAGCCGCCCACGTAGAACAAGAGATTCAAGGTGCTCTTGGCTATGGTGATGGTAAACTAACTCGTCAGCGTACTGATGCTATGGATAGATACTATGGTAAGAAGTATGGTAATGAGCAAGAAGGTCGTTCTCAAATTGTCACACGAGATGTTGCTGATGTAATCGAATGGATTATGCCAAGCCTAATGAAGATATTCACAGGTGGTGATAAGGTAGTACAGTTTGAACCTCAAGGTCCTGAAGATGTAGAGATGGCTAAGCAAGCTACTGACTACACTAATTATGTAATTATGAAACAGAACCCAGGCTTTAGTATTATCTATAGCTGGTTCAAAGATGCTCTATTACAGAAGAACGGAATTGTCAAGCACTTCTGGGATGACACTACAGAAGTAACAAGAGAGGAATATAAGAACCTCACAGAAGAAGAATTTACTTCACTACTTATTGATGA